CAGTATTAATGGCAGGCACAGGTGTGGGAAAGTCGTTAGCAATGTGTCACTTTGCTTCTGCTAATATGCTTGATGGTAAGAACGTTTTATACATCACGATGGAAATGGCAGAGGAAAGGATTGCTGAACGTATTGACGCAAACCTATTGAATGTGAAACTTGATGACTTGCCTAATATGGCAAAGGCAACCTATAAGAAAAAGATTGCTAAGGTTAAAGGTAAGACATCTGGTAAGATGGTTGTTAAGGAATATCCAACCTCATCAGCAGGTGTCGGTCACTTCAGACACTTATTAAATGAGTTGAAGTTGAAGAAAGGTTTTAAACCTGATATCATTTACATTGACTATCTGAACATCTGTATGTCGAGTAGAATGAAGATGGGTGCTAGTGTGAACAGTTATACTTATGTCAAGGCAATTGCTGAAGAGATTAGAGGATTAGCAGTTGAAAACAATGTGCCAATCGTCACAGCAACACAGGTTAATAGAACTGGTTATGGTGACAGCGACTTTGGACTTGAAGATACCTCTGAATCATTTGGTTTACCTGCTACGACTGACTTAATGTTAGCACTTATTTCTACTGAAGAAATGGAAGCAATTGACCAAATACTTATTAAACAGTTGAAGAATAGATATGGCGATCCAGGAACTAACAAACGTTTTGTGGTTGGTATTGATAGACCTAAGATGAGATTGTATGATGTGGAATCAAATGCTCAGTTAGATTTGGTTGGAACTCATACTGCTACTGAACATAAGTTTAATGAAAAGAAATCATTTGGTCAATTAAAGGTATAATTCCCCTATTATAAACACGGTTAATACGCTTGACATTTGCCCAAAAATAGGGTATAATATAAGTATAGAGAGTTGAGTTATAGGGTTGATATGATTGATACTAAAAGAGTTGTTGAGTTTTGTAGAGATGAGTTAGTTATTTCTATAGATGTTATTATTAATGTTTTCATAGAAGATCTAACTGAAGACAATGCCAATGGTTGGTGTGTTGCTTCTTCTGACAAACCTGGATTCAATCCTAACGAATATGAGATTGAACTTGAAGAAACTTTAGATGATGAAGAGATGCTTGTGACTTTATGTCATGAGATGGTTCATGTTAGGCAATACTCACAAGGTGAGAGATCTAATGAACGTGAAGCAGAAAAATTAGAATCTGTTTTAGCAGAGAAATTTAAAAAGAGTTTTTGAGGGGTCGCCCCTAGTCTTGCTCTTTAACTAAGACTAAATGCAGAAGTTTTGATGGTTTCCTTCTCTGTAAAAAACCACCACGAGTACTGTGTAAATACTCTCGACTCAATCAACGACCTCTACACAGTACTCCCTATTTAGGATGCGGACTCCTTTGTTATGTTTTTTTGACGCATCCCTGACCTGAGCATGTCTAAACTGCTCCCCTCTTCTCATATGAAATATTATAAATATCTATTATGAAATCTTTTAAGACTATACTTTCCGAAGCAAAACTAACCCACCTGAACCATATTGAAGATGCAATCTTTGACGACGGTTATGCAGGAGGAGTTGAGGCATTAAGAATTCTAAAAGATGTTGCTGATGTGCTTCATGGTCATGCTAATAAACCTTTAAACATTCAAGCAAAGGTAGATGGTGCACCTGCTGTTGTCGCTGGAATTAATCCTGAGAATGGTAAATTCTTTGTTGGTACTAAAGCAGTATTCAATAAGAACCCTAAAGTCAATTACACTAATGCTGATGTCGATAAGAATCATGGTGGTGGTCTTGCACTGAAACTAAAGTCTGCTCTTAAACATTTCCCTAAGATGGGAATTAAGGGAATACTTCAAGGTGACTTCATGTTCACCCCAGAGGATTTAAAGAAAGCAACAATTGATGACGAAGATTATATCACATTCACTCCTAATACTATTACATATGCTATTCCTGCTAAGTCTGAGTTAGCAGATACTATTAAGAAAGCAAAGGTTGGTGTTATCTGGCATACAACTTATACTGGTGACACTATCGCTGACTTGTCTGCTCAATTTAATATTAATATATCCAAACTAAAGAAATCAAAAGACTGTTGGTTTACTGATACAACGTTTAGAAACGTATCTGGTGCTGCAACATTAACACTTGGCGAGATGGCAATAATTAATAAACGGTTGGCATCTGCTGAAAGGGAATTGTCATCATTGGATAATAAATCAGTAGATCTATTATTCGGTAAGACTGAGATTGCATTCAACTTGAAAATCTATATCAACGATTTAGTCAAGCAAGGGAAAAAGTTTAAAGGCAGACAACAAGCAATCGCAGGATTCATTGACTTCCTAAGGAAACGTTATAGTCCGATGATTGCTAAGTTGAAATCTGATAAAGGTAAGGCAAAGAAGCAATCGTCGTTAGATGATTTAATAAATACTTTACATAAGAATAAGAAAGCAGGTGGAACACTTGCTTATGCTCTACAATGGCATGACGATATTGCTGATATTAAACGGATCTTAGTTAAGAAGATGGAAACAGTTAATAGTATCCCTGCATTTATTAAGACCCCGACTGGTTATAAAGTAACTGGTCCAGAAGGTTTTGTCGCCATTGATACGTTATCTAACAAGGCAGTTAAACTTGTAGATAGACTTGAGTTTAGTAGAAATAATTTTAATGCGGTAAAATCATGGTCTTAAATTTTAAAGAATATTTAACTGAAGGTGCTGCAACTAATGCATCTACATTGTTTGAAGAAGTTATTGTAGAATTAATCAACACTAATAAGGTTGATGAATCAATATTGAAGAGTGCAAGTGTGCAAGCATGGTTGTCAAAAACCAATAAGAAGTGGAATACTGTCAGTGGTAAGACTGATGATGAGGTTGTTCAGGTATTGGTGAAGTTTAAGAAACTTATTAATAGTCAGTTGAAAGGTAAAGCAAAAGGTGGTGGTAGTGATAAACTAGCATTGTCTGGGTTTTGGAAGAAATCTACTGGTAAAGGAAAGGACACTTCAAAGGCAGACATCATTGTAAATGGTGTTGGCATTTCAATTAAAGGTCCGGAAGCAAGGTTAATGTCTGGTGTCAAGGCAGAATCCAAGGCAACACTTGTTGCAGCATTAGAGCAATCTGATGTTAAGGAAGAACTTGCTAGTACATTGATTAGTGTTCTTGATGATTTTGTTGAACGAGTTAAGACGCACGGTTCAGACATGACCACTGGAAAAATACGCAAGATGGATCCATCTGCATTATCTGCTGAGAATAAGAAAGCACTTAAACAATTAGATACTCAGAAAGAAGTTAAGGAAAGAGCAGAGGTTGCATTCAAAAAGGCATTTAATAATGCCGAATTTCGTAATTCTTTTGCATGGGAAGCAATGTCAGGTGCTGAAAAGTTTGCTGGCAAAAGGTTTGGGGTTGCTGGTGATGCTACTGGGTTTGCTGATTCTATGTTTGTATGGAACTATTCATTAACTGGAATTAAATATAAGTCTAAATTATCTCAAACTGATGCATATGTCGCAAGTGTTGCTAAGCAAATGAAAATCAAAACTGACGTTAAGAGTCACTCATACAAAAAGGTTATTGATGGTGTCAAAACCACACTTGGATATACTATCTCTCAAACTATTGATTTAGCAATGACTACTGCTTCAGACCAATTCAAAACATTAAACGATGATTATGAAATGGAATATACTAACAATAACCTATTACTAAGTGAAGGTATTATTGATGAGGGTAAGTTTACTGATGCTATGAAAGGTGTTTGGGATAAAGTAAAGAATGCTATCACAAAATTGTGGATGGCATTGGTTAAAAAGGTTAAAGAACTGACGGAAATTATCAAAGAAGTTACACAAGGTAGTGTGTCTTATATGATGAATGCCTTTGGACTAGACGTTGATGTCAAATATAATAACAATATAAAATTCTAATGAAAACATTTACATTTAAAGAATTCTGTGACATATCTGAAGATAAAGCACTTAAACCAGTTCCTGGATGTAAGTGGTGTCATCTACGTGATTACAGAAAAGAATATGATAAGTTTCAATCATCTGATGAAAAGAAAGCATATCGTGCTGAGTTAAATAGGTATAATAGAAAGAATAGAAAACCAGAACACGAAGGGATGGATGCATCTCACGTTAAAGGTAAGATTGTTGGATATGAAGATGCAGCAGTAAACCGTGGTCGTGCTGAGAAGAGCAGACTAAAAGGATCTAAACGTAAACCAAGAGAGATTGAAGAAGCAAACTTTGATGGGTTTACTGGAAAGGGATTTAAAAATAAAAATGTTGCATCTCAAGGTGGGCGAACTGCAGCCTTTC